CTGCTAGCTAGAGATATGGTTGAGATGACGTTCGCCGTCACATCCACGCCGTTCGTGGTGCTCAAGGAATTTACCAGGCATATGGGGCTAGGCTTTGCCATGAAGATTATATACCTTTAGACCTTGACTGGTGTGACAAGGTGGCTAGGTTCCTGAGTGAGGGAAATGAACATCATGAAAGAATTTATGTGCGTAGCAGTTATTGTTGCTGGGTATTTTTTGAGCGGATGCGCTGGTCAAGTGCAGGGTAATGAGCCCGCAGGTACTCAGATCGAGTGCAACACTTTTACAGTGAATGCTGATAAAAGCGCGAGCAGGTTTGCGGTGTACAAGAATGTAGACCGTCTCAGCTCAGATGAGCTACAATCCATCCACGTGTATGGCGTTGGCGACACATATTTGCCTACTCCAGTAGCTGACAAGCTGGTGGACGTAAGCATCTCTAGCGATGGAATCACTGGATACTGCGGCAAATCAAAGGATGGCGAATACGTGGGCTTTTCGTACCTGATGTTCACGAAGTGAACCTATCCACCAATAACATTTGATGTGCCTGGGGCGCCAATCCTTGAGTAGCTTGGCGCCTTTGCTGAGATTGCACTTGGCGCATGATGGGGCTAGGTTTTCGATGCCGAGTGATCCCATTTTTGAAATGGGAACTATGTGGTCGATATGAACGGCAGGTGATGAGCAGCAGTAGATGCATGTGTGGTTCGACTCTAGCATCAACATCTGGAGTTCCGAGCCAGATGGAATTTTACCAGTATTGCCAGCAATTGAAGCTCTTCGTTTTACTTTTGAGCGTCGGCGAAGCTCAGTATATAGTTCAGGCTTGGCTTTCCTCTTTCTCCTCTGTATTTCTGCATACCTTTCTGGATTTGCTTCCCTGTATAGCTTCGTATTTTCTTTGTTGCAAATTTTACACAGAGAATGGTATCCAGATTTTGTGGACCTGTCCTTGCGAAATGAATCTTGCGACTTGTCAGTGTTGCACTTTTTGCATAGCATGCATCAACCGATAGCATTACCTCAGGCACAAATCAAGCTTATTTTACCCATGAAACTTGAAGCCACCCAGAACCGCCGTTGCCTCCAGTGCCAGAAGAGCCAGAGGTGAACGAAATAGCGCCGTTGCCACCACCGCCGCTCCCACCGCCACCGCCTCCGGTATTAGCCCCAGCATTCGAGCCATTTCCACCAGCCGCTCCATTTCCGACGTTATTCCCAGCGCCGCCGCTGCCGCCAGCAGCTCCTGGTCCTAATGGACCCGCACCACCGCCGGCTCCCGATCCGCCTCCGAGTGTGCCAGACACGGTTGCACCGACCGCTCCTGCGCCACCTCCATTATATCCCTGAAGAGATGAATTGCCAGATGTTCCAACGGTGTTCAATGGACCTCCGAACCCACCCCATCCTGCAGCCGTATAGCCGGGGAACCCCGTGTTGGCATCAATCTGATTTCTGACTATTGGCAGATAGGTAGTAGATAGAGATGAACAGCTTGTCCCGCCGACTGTATAGCACGTGGCGGTTTGGGCTACGGCGTTTGAGCCTTTGCCACCCTGACCTCCACGCATTATCACTGCGCTAGCGCCAAATGTCGTAGACACACCATCGGCTCCGTTGTTGTTGGGAGCGCCGCCCGCGCCGCCTGCACCAATGACTACAGCCATAGATGTTCCTGGTGTAACCGGTATTACCTGTGAGGTATAAAGAGCCGCACCGCCACCGCTGCCAGCAATAGTGATTCCAGAAGGACCCACAACGCCGCAGCCCGCCGAGCCGCCACCGCCACCGCCAAAGCCTTCAACTAACAGACTAGTTACGCCCCTTGGTACAATGAATGAACCATTGGAGAAAAATTGCTGACGCAATGTCCTTGGCTGTCGATCGTAAAATTGCGCATGCCAGCCACCATTTAGCCAAACAAAGCTCGCCATCTGAGCATCGGCATCAGAGAAGCTAAGTATATTGCCAAGCACCGCCATCACAACAGCGCTCTGATCTAGAACAGTAATCAAAAATCCAGAGCTGTCATTGCGAATAGTAATTACATCGCCAGAGATAGCGCCAGTCGATCCCAGTGTGTAATTTCTGTTGGCACTGAGTCCACCAGTGGCTATGGATATCTCAGAGTTGCCGCCTGTTATTATGTATGTGGTGTTCGCATCGGCTCCGTTAACCTGAGACGGGATAACCCTACCAACTCCAGCGAGTTGCAAAACACCAAGTACAGTATCTCCACCAGCTCTCTTGTCGATCGCATTGGTGGTATTTATGTCCATAGCGTTACACTGCGATGAAGTGTAAGTATCCCCTACACCCCACGTCGCACCGTTTGTACGTACAATTGTCACTTTATTATGCCTTAATATTTAAGATGCAAATACTGCAAAGTCTAAGTCGTGCGGATTGTCTAGATAAAATCCGCCGACGCTAGGCGCGCCACCATTATTTATTGGTGCACCAACCGATGGGGGCAAATACATGCTCCAGGTCACGTCTGCCGGGAGCGTAGGGTCTAACCACTGATTTCCCCTACCAACTGCGTCTAGGTACTGACCGAATGAATAGCCAGCAGGTATCTGAGTTAATATTAGTATATGCTGCACAGTAGAGTACCAGGGATAGCCTGGCGCTTGAGTCCCGAATGGATAGCTTGCGTCTGGTGAGTGAACTACGGCATTAGCTAGGGAAATATACTCAAACTGGACGAAGACTGGACCCATAAGTCTGACCATATTGTCAGTAATAAATTGGGTATCAATATCTTCACCGCGGCGAGAGTATAGGTCATATATACGCTGTCTTCGATCTATATCCGTCAAGGATGGATTTACTGGCAATCCAAGGTACTTCTCAACTCTGTCCAAGAAGGCAGTAAGTTTTAAAGGCTGTCCTTGGTTGGCGATCATAGAATTGAATGACCACACCGCAGAAATGGCTCTAGCCTCAGCATACGTCTCGGCGTATATTACTGAATTCTCATTATCGGTGGCATACCCAGTGCCAAGTTGCGCTCTAAGGCTGTCATGGATAATCTTGGCTGGGTGAGTATTTCCGCCGAATTTTATCGGGAAAAATCCCCACCTACCGAATGAACCTGTGCTCATCAGAAGTAAAATATGTCTATGGCGGTCCCAGCTATGTCACTAGCCGCGCCACTGTTCGAAATGGAGATGACCATCTGCGTGGCGGTATTCCTAGCCACGTTGATGTTTTGAGTTACAGCGCCAGATGCATTCACGTTGCCCCAGCACCCACGAATGTTAGTCGAATGAACCACACCTAGTTCATCGTTGATAGTAGCGGGGATGGTAAGAGAGTAATTGCCTATGGCAGTACGCACCAGAGTGGGCGTTACTGACACGCCATTGCCCCACAACGCGTCGTGTGCAATGATGGTAGGCGTAGTGGCGCTGGTAAGTATCTGAACCCATCCACGGATAAACGTATGCGTTCCCATGGCAACGCTGGCAGACATCTGTGTGAATGGTCCAGCGCCTAGATCGGTCTGCGGATTCTCTACAGGGGCGGCGTCAATGAAGGCGCCACCGTAGGTCTGAATTGTGTCAATAGCCGGGCTCGTCATGTGTTACTTTCAGCTGGGTATGGGATAAAAGCCAAAGCGAAATGGCACGTAAATGTTCGGAGGGTCGGTAACTGTGGCTGGCACTTGGGGATAGAAATTGCCACCCTGTATTATGTTGGTGGTCACTCCGTCATACCTGTAATTGAACTGAGCCGCCTGAACCTCGTCACCTGCGTCGGTAATCGCGCGAAGCATGTTGGGACCCAGACCGCTAGCCCATGAACCAGTAGTAACCGGATGTCTAAATCCACGGATTAGAGCGCTGGCGTTAGTGGTCTTCTCACCAGGTCCCATGAGCTCACCGGCAGCTAGTACTGCAGCCACGTACTGTGCCTGATTTTGGCTTTGGGGGAATATAATCTCGCCGATGCTAAGACCTGAAGAGAGGGTCAAGGGCTGGTCTACAGTAACCGTGCCAGTTCCGCTGTTGTAGGCAATGACGGTGGCGCTGTAAACCTTGTTCTCAGCAAAGCTGTACCGGGATATGCGGGACACACCAACGATGGGCGGAACGGGCGCATTGCATTGAAAGGTCGTAGAGCTGATGCTAGCCGTCACTTGAACGACGTTTACGCCGGTGCCTGGAGATAGCTGTGGATACGGAGTGCCATCCAGCCAGCCGCCTCCAGGACCCGAAGGGGAAGCTGTGGGAGCTGCGGGGAGGGAGAGCCCAAATGCTACGGTTGTGAACACGTTATTCACGGTCGTGATGACCTGCAGCGAGCGAGACGGTAGTTTACCAAGTATATATGGTATTACCGTGCCAGTCATCAGCGTGGAGTTCACGTCCCTGCGCAGGTTAGTAGCGGTAGGAGCCGCACATACGGCTATGTGCTCTGTACCAGAACCCTGAATGGCTGGATAGGTGAAAGCCTTTTGCACGCTAGGTGAACTAGCCTCAGCTATTTCATTGCAGTGCTCTGCATTCCCGCTGGCGGGCACCAAAGCCTCCTTGGCTAGCACCCTCTGGCGGAAGTTCTCCTCAGTCTCGCCATCAACGCCGTTGACCAACCCGCCGGGTCCAACCAAAGCAACTGGGGCAAAAAACGCGGGGGCGTTGCGCCAGTTCAGCGATGACCCTTCGGCAAGATTGGTAGCATCGCCCGCGCTGGTAGATTGGACTGGTATCAGGTCGCCGATGGTGTAGGTGCCACCAACGCTCACTGAGTAAACCAGACCGTTCTGATCAGTAAGCTCAGCACCTGCAGGCACCGCAGCTGGAACGCTACAGTTGGCAACGATGGGACCAAAGGATCCAGCAGCGTTACGTGGAACCACGCCAATGATTGCGCCTTCAGCTATCAGCGCATCACCGACAGAGGTGTCAGGGTTCACCTGGTCAGCAGAGAGGATGCCGTTGGAGTAGGCGACGCTGAGCTCATTGGCTAGTGCCGTAGCTCTGACGTAAAAGTCGCTTGATGGGGATACGTTGGGTGCCGGAATGCCGCGTCGTATCAGCGCATTGCTGATGGTCGTCAACATCGCATCTCTCACCTCTGTAGGCGTCGGAGTCTGTGTAGTAAATAGGGGTGCCGAAGCCATGTCAGATTACCTTAATTTGCTCTTGAGACGTGGAGTTGTCGATCCACCTAGTCACGAAATACCCACCATTGGTTCGCACTCGATCCACGGTAACGCTAACCAATGTGATTACGTTGCGGTTGACCAGGTCACTCAATGCTGTCCTAATCTTTTGCGTCACATCATTGGAGAACGAGTCAGTAATCTTCTGGATACTCAGAATGTCATTGCCAAGACCACTCACAGCTGAGCTGCCAAGCACCGTGGTAAACGCTAGCTCCACAAGCTGCTGAGCTGCCGTCATTCCGTAGATTGAGCCGGTGGACGGATTGATTGTATAATCTCTAGTAACTGGATCGATTCTGCGACCATCTAGATGACTAGGGGAGAATGGGTCGTCAAACAGGTGTGGCGCGGGGACAGGTGCGTGAAAATTGACCCCAAATCCACCATTGGTGACACCAGCTGCAGAACCGCCAGCACCATAAAATAGTATAGTCATTGTAGCGTGCCTAGACCGACCAACGGACCTCCTCCGTTCGGAGATGTATACGCTGGTACGAAAAGTGCGTTGTTGGTTAGATGGTGCATGATGTCATCTGCGATGGTTTGCCATGAAGACAGATTGCCTCCGTCGTGCAAACCTAGCGAGCTAGCCAAGATTGGACCCAATCCGTTGCTGCTAAATAGGGTAGTGCCCACACCCGTGACAACGCCGCCCGTTGGATTGGCTACGAACGCGGTGGGTCTCATCTGGCTATTGCCAATCATGTAACTCCACATCGCGCGTCCAAGGCTTTCCCAATATGGTTGTCCTGGAGGATCGATGCTACCGGCGCCCGCTCTCATGGTGTCACCTAGGTTAGATCCGTCGGAGGTAAATGTTAGCAAACCTAGACCGGTCACAGCAGTGCCTGAGGCGACCATTGTGCCTGGAAGTACCAGCGAGTAAAGCGTTACCCAGCCGCAAATTGCATTGCCAATGCCATGCCACGAACCTATGTTGGCTCCGTCAACAAGAGACAGGTCCCCGGCTATCTTTGACCCAAGTGTGCTTCCGGTTCCACTAAGCGGCATCTAATGGACATCCAGGTATGGCTAGGTTTATTGTGGGCAATGATGGCAAGCCAGGTATAGCCACATTGATTGGCGGTATGGAGAAGCTTGGCATGGGAGGCAATGTCACATCAATCGATGGTATTGATAGAGATATTGTGGTAAGGGTAGGCAACCCAGGAATTGGTACAGTCAAAGGTGGGATCGAAAAAGACGGGAATGCTGGCAGCATTGGGTCTATCGACGGAATTGACAGAGAAATCGTTGGCAAACCAGGTATACCTGGAACCGGTATGACAATGGGCGGAATATTGAATAGAGTAAATGAACAAAGGCTCATATCCCTATCTTGACCGAGGTAGAAGCAACGCCGCTGACCCCAGAAGGTCCGTAAATGGCTGGATTTATGGCATTCGCGCCTAGGGAAACATTGCTGCTATTTACGGCAATGCCTTCTCCTATCAGCGTAATGCCGTTAGCATCCATCTGGATTCCGCTAGATCCAAATACAATTTTCAACCCATTGGGACCGATGGATATGGCGCCCCAGGGCGTTGCTAGCGAGATGCCCTCGGTAGCATTTGCCTGTATGGCAATAGATGCACCGCCTTCCACGTTTCCTTGCGAGGTATACATCGCTGCCGTCCCGTTGGACTTGAGCAGCACCCTGGCTTGAGCTTTACCATCAACTCCACCGCCGAACATGCAGACTTCTCCCGGCTGAAGCGAACCAGCAATCTTCTGGCTGCGGATGTCACGTGTGCCCTGGCAGATGTCATTGTTCGATTGACGAATGACTATTCCCTGGCAGCTAGCATTGTTGGTGCCTGGCGTGGGGTTAGATGGTCTGGCTAGGTAACCTATCGGTTGCCAAAGCGTAACACTGTCGCTTTCGCTGAATCCGTTGACTACGTCACCCGTCTGCAGGATAATGGTCCCAGTACCAGGATCTACATAGCTTCCAATCAAGTCTATGCCGGGCTGTATTTCGCCGCCGCGTGAAGGTGAGCTCATCTAGCTAATCCATCCTGGATAATTTCGCTCAACAACGTCGAATCCGTATATGTAAAGAAATTCTTTCATCCATGAGATCTTATCACACACTCTCTGACCTGGTGGTTGAGAATTGTCACACAATTCAAGATTATCTATCCTATTGTCTTGACGGTCTCCGTTTTTGTGATGCACCAGTTCGGTTCTTGACAGCGGTCTGCCAATATGCTCTGACATGATCCACCTGTGCTCCAGAATAGATCTTATGCTACACCCCTCTACGAGACATGGGTTGTCAAGTTTACATGGTACCCAATTTCTTATTGGAGCATCAAGTGCCTGCCCAAGCCTTTGCCTTCTGAGGTGAACGGCGCATTTGCCCTTACCCTTAGACCACCTTTCGCACCCGGCGACTTCGCATTGCTTGCTTGTTCTCATTTAATGCTTACTGTTCACTATAGCGTCAGAGAGTTTTTTCTTATTAACTGTAAATCAGTTGTGGTGCCGGCACGTGATTTCTTGAAGGTTCTAGCCAATATCCACATGTCCTCATTTACATTACTAACCTCATCAACGAAGTGCGTAATCCTATCCACAGCCCATATCGTGTCCACGCCATCAACTAGGCTCTTTTGCGAGTGACCCTTGACGGTAACACGTACATCTAACCCACGATGAAGGCGAAGTGACATCTCGCGGCGAGTGAAGTTTTGAAGCTGCTCTGGCGTTTTGGCTTCATCATCGTGCAGCCACATTGGTTTGGCGTTGGGTATCTTTATCTTTTTTCCAGTAAAAGGAATAACGACCTTTACCATGCCAGCCTTGGCGTATTTAGCCAATGTTGCGCTGTTATCAACATCGATCCATGGGTTCTCGCAGTATGCTCTCATGCGAGATGGTCCGAACTCGAAGCCGCCGCTGAATCCATCCGCAATAATGACGCTAGGTTGCTCGCTGGCGTCGAATACAACGTCACCCGCAAGGACGTTGTTGCCACCCTGGAATCCTCGTGTAATATTGTACACAGCAGACTGGTCATAGTTCGGCTTGCTGGCTATGATGTCCTTACCATCAGCGGAAAGCCACAGCCATAAACCTAGCCTCTGGGATACCCTGGCTGCGAATTGGAAGGCGCCCTCGTTTGGGTATGGTCGAAGCTGGTGAATGTTGAACGACTTGAGGGGTTTGCCTCCGCCTGTCGATCCAATATTAGCCCTGCGTGTTTTGACTCCCTGGATATTCTTGCTCATCACCCCAACGTTTTCCTCGTTGCTGATGATGAAATTACCCTCGCTGTAGCCGAACGGAGCAAACACTGCAGCTAGGAACTGAAGCAGATTCATGCCTGAGTTGAACTTCAACAACGGATCGATGCCGCTGTCGATCAGGCTAGCCATCTTGTCTTTTCCGGAGATGACCATCTCGGTGCCGCCGGTGCGAGACTGCCTCCATCCAATGGAGCTAATATATGCGCTCACCTGGATCGCGCCATTCACGGTGCATCTAATTTCAGCCCCAGGTACTAGCGCCTCCCTGTTCTTTGTATTTATGATGTCACCAGCTACGGTGAAGTTGAACGCATCGGTTGGCATTAGGAAATTGCTATTGAAGCTATAATCGACCCATCGGTCAATCTTGACTCCACTACCAACGACCTCGAGCTCAACGACGTCATTCTCAGGTAACCTAGTGGGAAGGGGACTTGCCATGTCTTTACCGCTGCGCCGGGCTGTAGTATCTAACCAGGGTGCCAGTTTGAATATATGGCGCCCTCATTAGGTCAGGATTGAGGTTCATCACATCCAATATAGGTGCCTTGGTGGCGATGGTCACACCAGCAAGCGTGATGGGCTGAGGTGCACGGTAGAACACGATGGGTCTGCCGTCTTCCAGCAGCTTCTTTTTAAAATCATTAAGAGCAGATTGAAACTGCTGCACTGTCTTGCGAACCGGCCAATAGATATTCGAAAGGGCTCTGTTCGTCTGACTTGGATTAGGATTGATTATGCTAGCAACAGACGTGCGTGGAGGTATGGCTGCACGAGTAACCGAATCACCAATGAGGTTCAGTCGATACGATAGGTTGTCAATCTTGCCGGTTATGCGGTTAGACTGGATGGTAACCTGGTCTGTGACCGACTGGATTTGCGATAGAGTATCGAAAAAGTTAGGCTGAAATGTGGGCTCACTTGCGTATATCGTTTCACCCACTTCTCGATCTAGATCACCGGCGAAGGTATCGATATTTTGCACATCAGAGATGGAGGCATTGATATTGCTGAACGTGTCAGGCGTCAGCGTCTCCTTCCAGGTGCAATCCACCTCGACTCCGTCCCTGGAGGTGGCTCGCCAGTCAGTTTGAACCGACAACGTCTTACACTGGATAGGACCGAACTCAGGATGATTCAGAGTGCCAGTGGCTCTGTCTGATGTGGTCAGGATGAATTGTCGGTACTGCAGTGGATACAGTACAGAGAATGATTCATTCTTACCTGGCGTGATATGGTTCTTGAAAAGAGCCTTGGCGGTGAAAATAAGAGCATTCCGTCCCGTGCTCTCCAGTTCTTCTCCGTCTACGCCAACGAACTTGTGTTCGCCCATGTCCTGAGTAAAACCAACAGTCATCTCGGTAACCGGGAACTCTATTTTCACCCCATTGGCGCCCGTCCAAGAGAATGCGCTTAGCTGGCTAAATATGTCAGATGATGCCATTGCTAGTTAGTCCCACCACGTTCTGCAAGTGATTTACTTCGACCATCCGGCGCCGTCGCTTCGGATTCAATGAATGCGCCGCCAGCTTTATTGAGGGCATCAGCTAGCATCTTGTTGCTTGCAATAATTGCCTTCATGCTGTCTTGATATGTCTTAGCCTCAGCGAGCCTCTTGGCGTTGTCGATAGCGCCAGTCCCAGTATCAGTGACTAGGTTGGCTCCAAATTGGCTGCTAGAGGAGAGGTTTGCCTGTAGCCGATTACTGAATGACGTGTCTAGCCCACCAAGCTGATTCAGGTGTGCGTTATTCTGAGTAATCTTTTCAGTAGCAGCCCTTCGAACCTCGTCCCCGCCGCCGGCAGCAAGCTGTAATGCAAGTTTGCCGTTGGCAGATATTTCTCCACTAATATTGGCATTCTCTTGGTTAGTAGCTGATTCCAGCTCACCGGCTGTCTTGTATTCTCCATATCCAGCAGCTCCAACTCCCGCACCGGCAGCACCAGCTACAATGCCGCCAAGCGTCAACCCAGCACCAATGGCATTGCTTCCACCACTAAGTAGACCTCCAGCTACATTCTTGGCTTTCTCAACAGCGAACGCAATAGCCAGCTCCTTTAGAAGGAATGCTCCCACCAGCATACCAAGTCCCTTTAGCGGGTTATTGGCAATGTATTCACCAATAGCTATGAGGGATTGAGTAAGCTTGACGATCGACGGAATCATCTCTGTAATCTTGGGGATAAGCTTAATTACCTCAGGAAGAAGGGTCTCACCTAGCGCCACCTTTAGCTTTTCAGTGACTATGGCAAACTGTCTATCAGCTTCGGCTCGCCTCTCCTGGGCTAGGTCAGCAGCCTTTTTGGCTGTTAATTCCTTAGCCTCTAAGTCAAGTAGCTCCTTGAGCACAGCTGCTCTTCCAGCTTCGGGATTAGCCGCACCGCCAGCCTGGTTAAACGTCTCGATAGAGCCACGAAGAGCGCGCTTGCCCTGTACGCCGAAGATGCCCTTAAGATTCTCTTCCCTGCCCTTTGAGCCAACGACGATATCAGCCATGATATCCTGAACGGTGCGCATCTCTCCGTTCTTGTCGCGTATTGATGTGCCTAGCTTACTTTTCAGCTTATCGGAATGATTCATTACATCATTTCCGAAGGACTGGATTGAGGTTAGCGCAACTGTGGGACCCTTGGCACCACCGTGAGACTTGGCAACTTCAGCCATTGCGCCAAGCGTCAGGGCGTTCTCTATTTTGGTACCGCCGAAAATGCCGGCTGTAGCGGTAATCTTGGCGAAGTTCTTGGCAAAGTCCTTGAGCTCGACGGCTCCGGTCTTGCCCATCTCGACAAATTTACCTAGCGCGCCACTCAGCTCTTCTGCATTTGTGACGGTCTTGGAGGCAAAGAGTTCGCCGGCTGCGATGGACATATCCTCGAACGAAGCGCCGCTTGCGTCGGCATAGTCGGAGATGGTTTTCATCATCGCCATGCCCGTTTTCAGATCGCCAGTAAGGTCAGAGAACTTGCCAAGACCCTTCAATGTCTCCTCGGTGCCACGCCCAGTGCGAATACCCTCAGCTGAGGCTTGGTTAAGCACATCTGTAGATTGGAACTTCTCGCCGCCGGTCTTGGTGCCCTGGATGGCAACCTGGCTAGCAAGACCATGCATCCTAGCGCGTTCACTGACGCTATCGGCGATAGTGAAACCACCCATGATGCCTAGCGCGGTACCTGCAAGGCTCACCGCAGATCCAATGCCGCGAGTGATACCATTGACGGCGCGACCTGATACTCGGTTGGCGAATTGCTGACGTGCACGACCAGCAGCCTCCAGAGCCTGTGCTTCTTTCCTAGCCTGCTTCTCGATGTTTTTCATGATCGAAGAAGCAAGCTTATCGTAAGCGGCAGATTGCTTGCGCGTTTCCCGATCTACCGCCCTGGTTTTTTCCTTCTCAGCCTTCTCGTGCTCCCTGACCTCCTTGGTCTTGGCTCGCTCGATATCCTTGGCTGCTTTTGCTTCAAGACGTACCTTGGCGTTGGTGGCGTCCGTTGTAGCTTTTACACCAGCTTTTTCAGCTGTGGTGACCTGCTTCTGCGTGTCCTTGGCGGCTTTGACCCTAATCTTCTCTAGGTTCTCTATGGTCTTTTCAATGGTCTTGACATCACGGAGAAAATCCCTCAATCCAATATGTATGTCAATTTTTACAGGCGCGATGGTAGCTGCCATTTTACATTTCTCTACTTAGAATTGTGGTGGAGGTTGCTGAGCCTCACGCTCCTCCTCTATTCGCTTGACGTATCTTGTTCGACAGGCATACCAAGCAAGGCTTTGTCCTTCCGTAAGCTCAGAAGCTGAGACGCGGAATACATCAGAAGCTCGTTCTTTTGACCCGAACTCAAGCGCCAGAAAGGGCTAACTGAATCAGCACCTTTAGCAAGCTTCTCTAGCCAAGCCTCCATTTCAACTTCGCTCAGTGCGCTAAGTATAGGACCGAACTCTGCGCTAACCTGCTCAAAGGCTTGGTAGAGAACTCCAACCTCCTCGATGGTAAGGAAGTCTCGGATGGCTTGCGCTGTGGGAAAGAACTTAAGCGAGCTGTCGTTGACCGAGCGACATGAGTGAAACAGGAACTCAGCAGCTACGGCAGAGTTATAGACCGAGTGGTATCCAGGTCCTCTCTCTTCAGCCTTCTGCGCACCCATCTTTGCCCTCACATACGCCTCAGCTGCGCTGGCGCATTGCACTTGCTCGCTAGGTGTCAAAACAGAGAGCGATAATTGGCAAACCGGCTCACCGTCAGAACCCTTGCGGGGGAAGTCGATGGGCTTACATGGTCGAGGCAGGCGAGTTATCTCAGCCCACAATGCCGCGGGCGTCATGTCCGAATTAGGCATTCCCATTTTCGCTCACCATCCTGTCTTCAATGTTCTTCGCAAAAGCCATTAACAAGCCGACCATTCCGTCATAACCTAGCCCGGTTAGTACTTGCTCAGGCTGATTCACAAGCATGAACGCGTAGGTCTCTACGTCCTCATCTGGCGTGATGTCCCTCACCGCACCTTTGCTTCGCTGCAGATCTAGGTAAGCAAGCATAAGGTAAGAAAGCTCATCGTCCGTCATTCGCATCCGCATAAGCTTGACGGGAGGGAACATGATGACTAGCTTCCCAGTGTCCCGAAACTTCTCCTCGGAGAAGCTTGCTCCTTGAACAATTTCTAGAGAGAGGTGCTGCCTGTACAGGTCTTCATAGGCTGCGCCTTCCTCAATTTCCTCGCCGGTCTTCTTATTCTTCAGATCCATCACGGCATGCTGATGTGCCCTAATTGCGGCATACTCCTGCTCTTCAACTGAAAGCAGCTGCATGCGGATTTGACCGAAGTTGAAAGCCTTTATCGGATCCTTGCGTGGATAGTCGATGACCACGAATGGACGAGGCGTATTTTCAATCATCTTCCAAAGCGAGTCGCCTTGAAATTCTTCTTCTAGGTTTTCACTCATCAGAATGATTAGAATAAAAAAGGCGTGCCCCTCCGAAGAGAAACACGCCTTTAAGTGAAGTAAGCAAAGCCATTAGTGCAACCTAGCAGCCTTGTATTTATATTGCAAGACAATAATGACCCTACACTACATTATATTTATTAATGTAGGTGCGTGTCGTTACTCCCAGTCCGCCCATTCGCAAAGCGCCGTGTACGAGGTTTTAGCCTCGGAGTTGACTGCGTGGCTAGAGCTATCGCTCATGATGAAGCCCTTGGTAATGAGCTGCTCACCTGACGTAGGATTGATGATGGTCAGAACCACCACATTGGCAAACAACATGTCTTGCCCAATGCGCTTGATTTCGAAACCAGCTGCGGGAATGCCAGCATCGACGGTGATGCTGATGCTGGGCGAGCCTTGGCTCACACCAGCAAATCCCTTAGCAACAGTATCAACCCGTTGCAGGCTAGGATCGCGATTGATGGTAACGCTGGCTTCTTCGCTTTGAAGAGTGCCCTCGTAGGTAACCCAGAATTTTGCGTAGCGACTGAAATTGCTCATGTTTGGTTACCTTATCCCACCTGGTCAACTTCGTTGGCGCTTTGCAGAAATATATCCACTGTATTCAGGGGGATACGAGACGACATCCTGGTAGAAGGGTTGGTCTCGCGCTGCACAACCGTGCCTGATTTGATCGCCGGAACGTTCTGGAGCAGTTCGTTCTTGTCGTAGGTATTGATGATGTTGAATATGACACCCTTGAAGATATCAGGAGTGACCATGTCGCTACTTGGAGCCCTACCACCTGGAGGCGGGTTATCACCAATCTTCTTACCAGCAAGCTGGAGATTGATTGAGCTCAGCAAGTCATCAGCGAAGAAGTCACATATGGTCACTTTGTGGCTATCGCGAATGCGGTAGTCTTGAGTGGATCCCGAGAGTGACCTGGTCGTGATGCGATTGACGAGGTAGGTGCTACCATTCTGGTTGCATCCAACGGGGCTAAGCCCATTGTTCAAAGCAGACTTGATGTCAACGCGCGTGGGGAATGCGGTGATATCTCGCGGAGCCTTCACAACCCAGAAGGGCTGCGTGATAGCTTCGCTGCCGAATCCAGCGAAGTTGCAGCGCGGCGAGTCGCCCTGGTCTTCGAACAAGCTGACAATGGCGGCTTGATTGGCTGCGAGGTCGCTAGGTAGATGCGGACCGCTCTTCTCCCACACAATCTCAGCTCGAGCATTGTTGATGCCAGTAGCAATCGTGATGGAGTTGGCAAGCGTGTCGCCAAGACCGGCGAATACCCGTTGACGGATGCCCGTAATCGGCTGTGCCTGGAGACCAACCTGCGTCACCAATGCACCTAGCTGAGTGGCGTCATTCGCTGCGGATACGATGCGGTAGTACCTGCTAGCAAGAATGGTAGCAAGAGCCGCGACGTTGCTGTCGGCAGTGGCGCCAGAGGTAAACGCCGTGTCTGAAGTGCCAGTGGTCGTGGTCGTAATACCAGACGTAATCATCGTCTGATAGCGTATTTGGTTGCCGCGAGGACCAGGAATTTTGGCAGTCAGGGTAATTACGCCAGCTGCGTTTCCGGAGGTAAACGGAAGCCAAGTAACCGCATTGAGGGTAAGCCCAATGTTGACGGCAATCGTGGTAACTGTGTCGCCAGAGACGATCGCGGTATCGTAGAAGGTTCCGTCGTAGAAGAACCTGAAGTTACCGTTGCCCGTAGCCGTGCCACCAGCAATCGTGATGGTGGCAGAAGCCGCAGTGCCAGCCGAGGAGGTGACGGCAATGGCACGAACCGTAGTAACCTGGTTGACGGCAGTAACGGCGCGCCACATGATGTGCAGCTCGCTACCAGGTCCAAACAGGTTGATGGCATCCTGCTCAATCTGAAGCGGAACCTGCGTGTCGGGACCGTAAACCACAGTGTCGCGAGTAGCAACACCAGCCGCAGAAGCATTGCCCATAAGCAATATTTCACGCGGGGTACTAGAGCCAGCGCTTACGCCCTGGGCAAAGTTAATTTGGAGATAATTGCCCGGGACCGGGTCATTCGCCGCCAGCCCGGTAAGAACAATCGAAGCAGCCATTATTTGTCACTCTCATCGCCAAAGGACGGGTCGAACTTGACGCCGCAGTAATCTGCGGTAGCTTGATCAGCAGCCCACAAATCGCCTTCCTTGACGCTTCGAACATATTCGACGTAGGACGGGACTTCGGAGTGTTCAGCCTTCTCGGCGAACACGGCTTGCTGACGTTCAATCTTTTCAGCGTCGATATACTTTTCGCCCTGGCTCTTATCCAGGAATCGACCCACAAATGCACGACGGTGTCCATTCATGGCGTCGATATCCGGCACCATGGCAGACCCTCGCGCTTTCACGCAGAGCTTCATTCGTTAATCTTTCGTTAAAGCCCACTTGTGGGGGCGAGTTAGCCTACATCACTGGCAAATTGCACCACATCTAGAATCGTGGTGTTGGTGGGGTCATCACGAAGGTCCTCGTGCACGTCCGCTCCACTGAAGTTTTGGAATGCGCTAGATACCCAGTCGGTTAGCTCTGCTATCGAAAGCGTAGCCTGCCACGCGGGGAAGTATAAATCTGACCCCTCGCTAAAGCCCGTATAACGCGCCGAGGTGAAGCCGACCATGTCCATGCCGCTTCGTAGCCATACGCGAGCACCTAGGGTGCCTCCTGGCGGAGTATAGCTAGGGTCTGCGCCAACCTCGGTCCTCTCGAACAGGATGTTGTTCACAGAGTGAAGTAACGGCGTCAACCTCTCAGCCTGACCTGGGCTTAGAGGGGGCAAAACGTAGAGCACCTGAACTACAGTGGTGTCTCGTTCATGCGTAACGCTTTTCTCACTAAATACCGCAGTATCCCGATAAGCAGCAAGCAGCGGGAATTTGACCTGACTCTGCGTTAGATATGGACCAGGGTCATAACCTAGCTTAGAGCCAACTACGGAAGTAATCGCTTTTCCGTCCGTCCCCTTGAGTCCAGTTTTGACCACTTCCGCCATGAAGCGAGCACCCATATGCTGAACAAGCATGGCGCCGAAATAGTCAAGTGTATAAAAAATAGAAGGATCGGAATCGAGAAGTGCACTGTTACTCGTAGAAGCTGTGAGGGGGTATGTTGTCCCACCAACTTTGAACGTGCCCCAATCTGCCATGTTTTAACCATGCCCAATCACTCGAGCGAAGTAGAAGTCTATTCCGTAGTCGAGGGTTTTTTCAGCCATGTCGCGAGCGATGTTCATGAAAAACCGTGGGACAATACCCTTGCGACCGCTGGTTTTGAACCGATTGTATGTAGGCGTGGCAGCGAACAGTGTGCCCGCCTCTGGCGACCTAGATTGGCGAAAGCCACGAGTGCCCCAGTTCAGCCATGTGCTAGCCCCACCAGCTGAGATTTTGCCTTCAAGGGTCCCAAGATTAGTGGTTCCCTCGATGCTATCCCTGGTGAACAGCCTTCGCTTGGACGTACCATTATTGAATAAAGTGGTATGCCTAGCGCTTTCGGTGCCAGCTTGAACAGCTGAGTGCAGTGCAGAGCGAGATGCGGCAGTTATATCGACGCCGAATTTGATAATAGACTTAACTGTCTCGTAGGTCCTTATCTCGACGCCGATCATTTTGGTTGCTCACCGGTGGTATTTAGGTACAGCCATGTAGTAAAGTTCTGTATGGAGTGGTCGTTGACTCTTTTAAACCAGCGACCCTTTTTGCCCATACCTAGACCCTTGATTACGAAGAAAACCTCAACAGGCTTGCCTGAAACCGGTGGATCGAAGTCAGGGTTGTCCAGTCCTCCGCCTGGATATGACGGAGTAAAAGGTCCAATCTTTACGCTAGATTCGGTAAGCAGACCGCCTGAAGCCACAATGTCCTTCGATGAGGTCTCGCGAACGCGAATATTCCTGTCGTGATTGATGTAGAGGCGCTTAATGCGGTCAGTGTGCGTGCCATTGCCCACCACATCACCGGTCCAAGTGCGAAGGACCAAGTCAATGGTGTGCTGCCTCAAGTCTAGGTTCTGCGGAATGCGCCTTACCCTGTCGACCCTACCAAGCAATCCTGTGCGGAATGTCATGGCTAGTACACCGAGATGCAGCTAGAGCCAGCGCCACGCTCATTCAGTCGGTAGATGCCCAATGCTGCAAACAGCTCATCACGCCAGTATTCAATTAGCGCGAAGGTTTGCTGCAGTGTGTTGCCAGCCAAACTAGGACCAGTACCAGCAAAAGCGTTAGCTCCAAAGAACTCAATTTCATCTACTTTTTTGATACCAGCGCCATCAGCCGCTTGACCTAGATAGCCACCAAGCTGACGTACGTTGCCACCCAAAGGCTGCAGGGTTTGCAATATTTGCAGGATAGAGCGAACGATGGACTCGCCGCCCTCAACTGTAACCTGGTAGGTTCCAGCATGACCCTTGGCTAGGTAAACCGTGATGGTGTTGCCGCTTACAGCCGTGACCCTTGCCGACTCCTGACGGATATCATCATCGATGATTACGGTATCGTTGACGTGAAACCCAGTAGCTGAGGCGAGTGTAAGTATCACTTGCGACGGCGGTTGGATAATGGCAGGAACTACAGTGCTGCAGGTCGTGGTTGTGCTGCTGATTTGGTCGGTAACGGGGTAAGTACCTGTGTGCGGAAGCTCTAGCAGTACTGTGATGGTTGAGCCTGAAATGAACTGGATTGTAACCTGCTCATTCAGCCCATCCACATCGATGCTGACAGTGTCGCCTACTGCAAATCCAACGGTGCTTATCAGCGTCAGAATTACTGGAGCTGGCAATGCCCTTGGTGTAGGCACAATGGTGGAAGACGTGGTCAGTGCACCACCTAGCAGAAAT